CCCGCGCGCAGGACGACGAAGAGACGGCGCGCACCCTCTCCAGCGTGCTGCCCGCGCTGCTGGAACAGGCGGACTACGAGCAGGTGTACAGCGACACCTGGTGGCGCAAGCTGAAGCAGGGCACCGGTGTGAAAGGCGTGTTCTGGGATCCGACGCTGCGCGGCGGCCTGGGTGATATCTGCATCAAGAGCATGGACCTGCTGATGCTGTTCTGGGAACCGGGCGTGAACGACATTCAGGATTCGCCGCACTTTTTCAGTTTGGCGTTGGAGGACAACGACCGCCTGATCCAAAAATGGCCGCAGTTGGCCGGGCATACCGGGCGCAGCATGACCACGGCGCAGTACGTGCACGACGACGCGATCGACACGAGCGACAAGAGCGTGGTGGTGGACTGGTACTACAAGACCGAAAGCGGCGGCAAGACGGTGCTGCACTATTGCAAGTTCTGCAACGGGGTGGTGCTGTACGCGAGCGAGGACGACCCGCAGCTGGCCGAGCGCGGCTTCTACGACCACGGGAAGTACCCGTTCGTGTTCGACACGCTGTTCGTGGAAGAGGACAGCCCCGCGGGCTTTGGTTACATCGACGTGATGAAAGACTGCCAGACCTCGATCGACAAGCTGAACCAGGCGATGGACGAGAACGTGCTGCTGGCCTCGAAACAGCGATATGTGGTGAGCGACGCGGCGGGCGTGAACGAGGAGGAGCTGTGCGACTTCTCAAAAGACGTGGTGCACGTGAGCGGGCGGCTGACCGACGAGAGTTTTGCGCAGTTGCAGGTGAACGGCCTGCAAAGCAACAGCTTGAGCTACCTGACCAGCCGTATCGATGAGATAAAAGAAATCTCCGGCAATCGCGACATTTCGCAGGGCGGCACGAGCAGCGGCGTGACGGCGGCCAGTGCCATTGCAGCCTTGCAGGAGGCGGGCAGCAAGCTAAGCCGCGATATGTTGAAGAGCGCGTACCGGGCTTTTACAAAAGAATGCTATCTGGTGATCGACCTGATCCGGCAGTTCTACGACGAGGAACGGATGTTCCGCATTACCGGCGCGGACGGGCAGAACCAGTACGTGGGGATCAGCGGGCTGCAACTGCGCGCACAGCCGATGGAGAGCATTGGCGGCGTGGTGCTGGGCGGACGCGAGCCGATTTTTGATATCACGGTTTCGGCGGCGAAGAAATCGACCTTTAGCAAGCTAAGCCAGAACGAGACGGCCAAAGAGTGCTATCAGCTGGGCTTCTTTAACCCGGCCAACGCGGACGCGGCACTGGCGGCGCTCGATATGATGGACTTTGAGGGCATTGAAAAGGTACGCGACCGCGTGAGCCAGAACGGCACGCTGTTGCAGCAGATCCAACAGATGCAGCAGCAGATGCAGCAGATGGCGCAGATCATCGACCTGCAGAACGGCGGGCAGAGCGATCTGACCGGGCAGGTGCAGGCGGCGACCGGCAGCCAGAGCGCGATGCTGGCAAGCGGAAAGCCCGGCACGGCAGAGGCCAGGACCACCACGAACGGCCTGGGCGCGGCGGTGGGAGGCAACGGCAGCGGGCAGGCCACGGCCGCAGCGGAGCGTGCCATGAACGTGAACAACCCCAATAAGGGGTGAGGGATGCAAGGCGCAGCAGAGCCGCGAATGACAATCCCTCCGTCTCCTGCGGAGACACCTCCCTTTACACAAGGGAGGCTTTAAACGCGTGTCCGGAACGGACACAAACTGAAAAAACAGCGGAAGCGAGGAAAAGACGATGGTTGAAGTGGAAGAAGTAATCACGTGCCGAGGCGGGGAAATGCGCTTTAAGATGAGCGCAAAAGGCCACGCGGGGGCGGCAGCCAAGGGGCAGGACATTGTGTGCGCAGCGGCCAGCATTCTGATGCAAACGCTGGGCGACATGGTGCTGGATATGCAAAAGGCGGGCACGCTGCAGGACTGCACGGTGGACTACAAACACGGCATGACGGTGGAAGCACAGCCTGTGCGAGGATCTACGCGCGAGCTGCTGACGCTGTTTGCGTTTGTGGACGACGGCATGAAGCTGCTGACCGAGAGCTACCCGGAGAACATTCAGCTGACGATCGTGAACCTGCACGGCGACGAGATCGACGCGGAGGAGGACGGCGAGAAGCTGGACCTGCAGATGTTTGCGGACGGCGGCGCGGCGGCAGGCGAGGGCGCGGCCGCACCGGCCGAGGCGGCCGCAGAGCCACCGGCGGCAATGCAGGAACCGGAGATGACCCCGGCGCAGAAGCGACTGGCGATTCGCAGCGGGGTGCTGAAGACCGGCGCGAAAGCGGCGGCCGAGGGGCTGGAGGGTGTGAGCTATGGCAAACAGTCACAAGCCGAGACAGGCGCGGGAGCGCAGGAGACGGAAGCTGCAAACGCAGGAAAAGCAGATGCGGCGGCGGGCGGCGATGACGCTGGAAAAGGCGGAAAGGATGCGGCGGGCGCGAAAGAAGAAAACCCGGACGCGGACTTCCTGGACCTGATCAAAGGCAAGTACAAGGACCAGTTTGCCAAGGCCGTGCAGGCGGTGAACCAGAACAGCAAGGCACAGCAGAAAGCGGCGGGCGACCCAAACATGGCCGTGCTGATGGATGCGCTGGGCAAGCGGTACGGCGTGGACGGTAAGGACATCAATGCCCTGGCCAAAGCGATCAGCGGCGAAGAACCGGTGAAAGACAACAAGTACTACGAAAAGATGGCCATGGAAAAGGGCATCAGCGTGGAGAACGCGAAAGAGCTGGACCGGCTGCAGAGCGAGGCGAGCACCGCAAATGCGGCACGCAAGCAGGCGGAGCTGAAAGCTGCTGAACAGCAGATGCGTGCGAAAGTGGCCGAGATCAAGGCAAACTGGGATCGCGAAGCCGACGCGGTGAAAGCAAAGTACCCGAGCTTTGACTACAAAGAGGCGCGTGAGAACCCGGCTTTTGCCGACCTGATGAAGCGCGGCGTGAGCCTTGAAAACGCGTACCGCGCGATCTACTTTGACCGCCTGATGGCCGACAGCCAGACCAGCACGGCGAAAGCCGTGGAGAAAGGCGTGACCGAACGGATCGCGGCGAGGGCGGCACGCCCCGGCGAGAACGGCACGCGACCGGGCGGCGCGGCCGTGACCAAGACCGACGTGAACAGCCTGACCAAGGCAGACCGCGAAGAGATCGAGCGGCGGGTGCGGCACGGGGCGAAGATCTCTTTTTAAGTTATTTTATGACACAAAGGCGCAGCAGGAGCCTTTGTAAATAATTTACAGTTTCAACCGAGATTTCAACAACAGGAGGGAAAGACTATGATGTGGAGAAATGAGACGAACAATCTGGGCAAGCTGGATCTGCAGATGTTTGCGGACACGCTGAACACCACCACCTCGGACGGCATGAGCGCCGAGATGAAGACCTACTACGAGAAGCGACTGCTCGACCAGGCCGAGCCGAACCTGGTACACGACCAGTTTGGCGACAGCTACCCGATCCCGAAGAACGGCGGCAAGACGATCGAGTTTCGCAAGTACGACAGCCTGCCCAAGGCTCTGACACCCCTGACCGAGGGCGTGACCCCGACCGGCAAGCTGCTGAACGTGACGACCATCACGAGCGACTTGCACCAGTACGGCGACTGGGTGCCCATCAGCGACGTGTTGAGCATGACCGCGATCGACAACAACATCCTGCAGGCGACCCGCGCGATCGCAAGCCAGGCGGGCCGCACGATGGACACTGTGACCCGCGACGTGATGGCGGGCGGCACCAACGTGATCTATGCACCCAAGAGCGACGGCACCGAGGTGACCAGCCGCAAGGGCCTGGACGACACGGCGCGCCTGACGCCGGAACTGTTCTTCCGCGCTACGGCACAACTGGCCGCGATGAACGCCGACAAGTTCGGCGAGAGCTACGTGGCCATTATCCACCCGTATGCGGCTTATGACCTGATGCGCAGCGAGGAGTGGATCGACGTGCACAAGTACGCCGACCCGGACAAGATCTTCAACGGCGAGATCGGCAAGCTGGGCGGTGTGCGCTTTGTGGAGTCGAGCGAGGCGATCATCTGGAAAGACGACACCTGCCCGGATGGTCTGGCCGTGTTCGGCACCATCGTGCTGGGCGCGCACGCCTACGGCGTGACCGAGCTGGAGGGCGGCGGCCTTGAGCACATCGTGAAGCAGCTGGGCTACGGCGATGACCCGCTGAACCAGCGCGCGTCGGTGGGCTGGAAAGGCATCAAGACGGCCGAGCGTCTGGTGGAACAGTACATGGTGCGCATCGAGAGCACGAGTAAGTACAGCGCGACCGCGACGGCGAACTAAGGACGCGCAGGAAACGGGGAGGCACTCCGGGAGAAAATGGAACCGGAGCGTTACACCCCTCCGGCTTGCCTTGCGGCAACCCACCTCCCCTAAAGGGGAGGCTTTAGGGGAAACGACTTCCCGGAAGAGGATAGAACCGGAGGGTAGACCTCTCCGGCTTGCCTTGCGGCAAGCCACCTCCCCTATAGGGGAGGCTAATAGGAAAGGATGATTTGAGATGGCAACGAAGAAAACGACCGAAGCAGCAGTGGAGACTGCCGAAAAGATCGAGGCAGGCGAAGCGGAAAATGTGTCCGGAACGGACACGGCCGAAAGCGCAGAGCCGGAGATGGTGAAAGTGAGGCTGTTTAAGGACAACCGCCGCTATAAGGGCGACGTATTTGTGAGCGTGAACGGCCGCAACTACCAGATCCAGCGCGGCGTGGAGGTGGAAGTGCCGCCCGAGGTGGCCGAGGTGCTGGAACACAGCCGACGCCAGGACGAGCTGGCCGCGGAGAAGATCGCGGCGGCGGAAGAGGCCGCTGAAAAGTAAATACATTCAGGAACGATTTTCCTCTCTTCAACCCCCAGGCGTGGCACTAGGCCGTGCCTGGGGCTTTTTGATAGGGGTGAGGGGAGCGGAGGAACGGCGCAGCAGAGGCGAGGATGACAATCCCTCCGCCTCCTGCGGAGGCTTCCCGGAAGAGGATAGAACCGGAGGGCGGACCTCTCCGGCTTGCCTGACGGCAACCCACCTCCGCAATCAGGCAAAGCTTATTCCCCTGTGGGGAGTAAATCGAATTGTTTACTTTTTGTCTCCCCGGCCGCCTGCATTCGCTCGGGCAAATTGTCCCCCTGAGGGGGCGCCTGCTAAGGCAGGCACTAAAGCAATTTGCCCTCGTTTGTTCCGGCTACAGGAGAAACCCGGCTGATGCCGGGCCTCCCTTGCCAGGGGAGGCAAATAGGAAAGGATGATTTGAAAAATGACCGTACGGGAAGCAATCGAAAAGGCGGACGCGCTGCGGAAAAACCACCCGCTGGAGGACGAGACGATGCAGCAATGGCTGCGGCAGGCGGACGGGTACATCCGGCGCGACGTGATCGCGCGCAGCGAGATGGGCGAGGAGGAGGAATACGAGTACGCGGAGAAAGGCGCGGACATGGCCGACTGGGATGAGGGCGTGGACGACGACACCGAGCTGCTGCTGCCCGAACCCTACGACGGGGCGTATGTGCACTGGCTGTGCGCGAAGATCGACCTGGCACTGGGCGAGACCGACCGCTACACGAACGAGGCGCAGCAGTACAACAACGACTTGCAGCAGTTTGCAGCCCAGATGCGGCGGACGCACAGGCCGAGGGCAGGGGCGAAGTTCCGGTATTGAGGGGAACGGCGCAGGGGGCGCGAATGACAATCCCTCCGTCTCCTGCGGAGGCACCTCCCTTTACACAAGGGAGGCTTTGGGGGAACGACGCAGCAGAGCCACGAACGAAAACCTCTCCGGCACTGCGTGCCACCTCCCCTTGCCAGGGGAGGCTTTGGGGAAACGGCGCAGGGGGCGCGAATGACAATCCCTCCGTCACGGCTTCGCCGTGCCACCTCCCTTTACACAAGGGAGGCTTTGGAGGAACGGGCTTCCCGGAAGAATGTAGAACCGGAAAGTAGACCCCTTCGCCACGCCTGACGGCGCGGCCCTCTTCCCCTTTCAGGGGACGCTGGGGCGCAGCAGAGCCGCGATTGAAAACCTCTCCGCCTCCTGCGGAGGCACCTCCCCTTGCCAGGGGAGGCGAAGATGAAAGGATGATGGAATGTGTATCTACCACAGGCGACAACGATCCAGAACAGCCGCAGTTTGCTGCGAACGTTCGGCGGGC